TAAGAAAAATATGAATTTTTTTGTCGTGCTTTTTGCTTTCGTGCTTTCTGGATCTTAGCACGTTTCTTATCGTAGCGTTTGGTATCTTTCTTAGTGAAGCGAGACTCTTTGTCGCCCCACTCATCTTCTTCGTTATACCACTCACGGAAGTTCTTACGCTTTGACATTGAAGTATACTCACCTTACTCCGAAATTAGTCCAGGAAATGCTTCTTTAATGACTGCTAAAGACAAGCCCTTCATTGGCTTCTTCTTAAGCATCTCACATAGAAGTTTTGCATCATCGGGATCAACCGCTTCTAGCATTTGAATAAACAGTGCTTCACGGCGAATGGGATGAATGTTATCACCATCGAACCCCTTAACGAAGTAAGGAAGTTTTCGTGTCTCACGGAATAGCATGCCATGCGAATCAGGAGATTGCGAAGGCTCGTAAGGTGGGGCGACATTAGGAATGTTTAGTTCCATTGTTTTATCATATGTCACTTTGAGGATATTGCGCAAAGGTTTCGAATTCTTGGATTGCAAGTATTCGATCTTCTCTTTTTTGGTTTTCAATTCACGGGCAGTGTTAATGATTTCTGCCAAGGATTCTGTAGACATTTAAAACTCCGAAATAACTTCCATTAGGTTTTTCAACTTGTTCTTGATGAAATAGTTTAGCAACTGTGACCGATCTGCATTACAGTCTGGCAACCATTCATTCATAACTGCTTCTTTGATGTTTGCTGGAACTTGGCTTAGGTCAATCAATGCTTTGTTACGCAAATAATTTCGCTTCACCTCGTCTTGCATGTTATTTATGTCCTCCCATTCTTCAAGTCTTTTCTTAGTGATAGGACGTTGACGTTCACCAACAACAAGGCAGTTGTCAGGTGAAAGAATGTTTGGAACACCGTCTCCAGTATCGCCTTTGATGATATGCTCATAGAGATACTTCTCAGGTGAAGAGTGTGTAATCCAACGCTTACGTGTGGGATCATACTGCTTCACATTCGCATACTTGTGCAACTGAATGTAGTCTTTATCACCAGACAGAACTAGAATTTGTTCTGCACCGTTGTTAAGTTCTACGCCTTCGTGATGCACAATCGTGCCAATAATATCATCTGCTTCCGCAGTTTCAATCTGAATTACTCTGTAAGGAAAGAAGGTCTTAATCTCATCACGGATTTTGTTTAGTGCCGTGAAGATAGCAGACCAGTCTAGTTCAGACTCAGTTCGTGCCTTTTTACGATTTGCTTTGTAATAAGGAAACTGATTTCGGCGCCAGTAGTTTTTGTCATCACAACAAATTACCAATTCGCCAAATTCATCCTTGAACTTCATGCGGTTTGAGCGAAGAGTATTGAGGATCATATGGCGAAGCATATTCTCATCAATCTCCATGTTTTTGTGATTACCGATCTGAACCATCATGTTCGATATCATCACTTGATTTAAATCTACTAATATCATACTATTTTCTCCATATCTGATAACAGTATATATTACTACACTTTTACCAGTATGTCAAGACTCATTCTGAAAATTCTGTTAAAAAGTTTTTTGAGTGCCACCTCAGTGTTCTCTATATTATCAAACATTCTGTCACTAATGTTATGGAACTCAATTCTATCACCAGCGATACGATGGATGATTGACCGTATTGATTCGACAGTCGCAAGCATATCACGTATCACGTCTGGGTTCTCCATCACATCGAAGCCAAACTCAGACGAGGCTTCGACAATATCCATGACTGCCGAAATCGCAAAATCAGCAGCCAGTTCTTCAACATATTCATGCTCTTCAACGAGGTCATCTAAACGCTTTTGCATACGCTTCATCTTAACAGCGTTGAAGTCAATGACATTAGACATCCGTATCAACCTCTACGATTTCACCGTTGACTTCGATACGACCTGGACCAACATAGATCCCGCCTAAGTCTGGGTAGAAGCAACCGTATGACCGCTTCTGTTTACCATCTTTGTCATAAGCAGGAACGATGCACATCATCTTAATACGATTTTGCATATACTCACCGTAGAACATATCACAGTAAACGCCATCACGAATGTAACGTTCAAGATTACGCACATATCCTTCGTGTGTTAACTTCTTGGCTAACGCACCCTTGACGCCAGCACGTTCTTCTGCACGTGCCGCAGACACTAAGTCTTTCTGCGTTTTAATCCATCCACGGACATTCTTAAGAGACAGTGTAGCATCTTCAGGCAGTTTGAGAACATCAGGGTGAACGTTCTTGGGTCCACCTTGCTCTTCTAGTTTCTTCTCACGTGCCTTAGCAAGACGCTCTGCGGCAGCCTTGCGTTGCTCTTCACTCATGGGTTTGCGCTTCTTGCGAGGCTTCTTGACTTCAACAGGACCACGTTCGGCAGCCATCTGCTCACGAAT